CCTGCTTGATGATAAACTTTTGATGCTGCCATTGCGCACCAAGGTTGGTTATTAAGTCCATACCATTTGCCAAAAACTGTATCGTTGTTCTTGCCTTCGGTATAACCGATATAACTATCTGCTATTTCTTTTAGGTTTTTCACTTTTGCCCCCATTTGTAAGCATGTTTATTACTAATTCCATTTGTGTTTCTAATCTAGTCACAGAGTCTTTAAGACTAGATCCGCCATTTGGCTTTAATTCATTTAGGAAATGTTTTACTAGCCACCTTACGGCCACTACAAACGAACCTAATATAGATATGACCGCAAGTATTAGTGCAGCCCAGTCATTCACAGTCATTCTTCTCCTTGAGTTTTGCTTCGAGATCCCCCACTCTAGCCGTCAACATTGCTTTGTCCAGAGCTAGCAGACCGATCTGCTCTCTTAGTACAGCAATAACAACATTGATGTCTAGTTCTGTTGCGTTATCCATTTACGTTCCCCTCGAGTGTTTTGATACGTGTGTTTAGATCTTGAATCAAAGCCAACATACCTGGAATTACAAAACGTTCGTTCCAGTTTTCAACTAATCCATCTGCACCACGATCTGCAGCAATAGGATAGTGTTCTGCAACTTCTTCAGCAATTAGTCCAGGTACAAGAATTCCTGATCTGTTATCAGTTGCATCTAAATAATCAGACTTAAACTTGAAAGCTCTGATTGGTAAAGTTAATAAACCAATTGGGTTAAGATCAGCAACTGTTGAAAGATCAACTATGTCCTCTTTGAAACGAGCACTGGAAGCAGTACTTCGTCTTGTACGACCATCTGTGTCCATACGAGTATTTGCAGCATTTGCACTAGTTGACGCATCTTGATTGTAAAAAGCATCTAGTGTATAAACGTTTCCGTTCATTACAACACCCGTTGAACTAACTTGGACATAAATACCTGAACTATAGGCTATTCTAGCATCGCCAGAAGATACATAAGCATTAGGATAAGTTGTCACAGCAGGGTTAAACGTTGAACCGTAATGCATCACAATACCATCAACAGAAGCTGGACCAATATGTCCAACAGTTGAGCTGGATTCTGTAAATGAAATTGAGTTAGTAGAAGCAGATACGGTAACTCGACGTGCACCAGAAGAAGTTCTAAGTGTAAAAGCAGTCAATGTTCCAGCAGTCAAACGATCCACAGTAATAGATCCAGCTGCGATTTCGTCTGCCGTAATAGTATTTGCTGCAATTTCTGCTGCGGTAATCGTTGCGCCTGCAATTTGATCAGCGGTAATTGTAGCGGTTGCAATATTGCTAGCAACAATTGTTCCGGCAGCAATTTTTGCACCAGTAATAGTACCTGCGGCAATTTCTACTGCTGTAATTGAACCTGCAACAAGCACGGAAGCATCTAAAGATGCTGCTTGTATACGACCCGCAGCTAAGAAACCAGTTGTGATTTTTCCAGCATCAAGGTTGCCGATAGCAAGGTTACCAAAACCATAAGCTTCCCAAGCGCTACCATTCCATCGATTTGGTTTATTATCTTCAGAAGTATTAAACCAAAGATCACCAACAACAAAGGTTCCAGTCGGCGCCGATGCTTGCCTATAGATTTTATTTTTACCATCTGCTGTAGTTTGCGCTGCTGTCGCTGCTGCTGCTGCCGCTGCTGCGGCGGTTACGGCTGCTGCTGCACCAGCTTCCGCTGCTGCAATTCCAAGATCTTGAACTGAAACCCACGCTGTGCCTGTCCAATAGTATTGTTTGTTTCCATCGTCTGTGTCAAACCAAACGTCGCCTTCAGTTAATGGGTAGACAGATCCATCTGGAGCAGTTGCTTGTCTATAAATATGATTTTTACCATTAACAGATACTTCAATAGCGTCAATTTCAACTTGAAGTTCATCTACTTCTTCTGTTGTTGCAGCAACAATAGGAATGATAGAAGTTTGAGTCATGCCTGTTGAAGTAACTGTAATTGGTGTAATTACGATTTGCGGACAAAGTGGCATTACTCCCCCTAAATAGTAATCGTGTAAGGGTCAACTACGGATGTAAAATAACTAACTCTCCAATTATCTGCAGTTATAGAATGAGCTAATCCTTCTACAACACAGTCAATCGTAATATTTCGTCCATCATAAGTTAAACGCTTTACCTGGACAAGATCATTTAGTTCTGTTTCTAGCATATCGGTTGCAAGTGCGCCAATACCAATTGCTGTAAAATCTATTTGTTCGGCTAATACAACAGCATCAGCATCTTTTCTAGCAGCATATAAAGCAAGATTTGCTGCACTAGTTTCATTTAGTATAGGTGCATCTAGTTTTTTAGACTTAAGTCCGTATGTAGAAACACTAGATGTAAACTTTGCTGTCTTTTGAGCTTTTTTTGGACCTCTAAATACTATTGCCTCATTGTAAACATAATCAGTTCCAGGATTAGTAATAATGCCATCGTAACCAACACTATTTGCATCGCCTTGGTCACTGAATAATAATCTAGTTGGACGACTAAACTTATCGGATAATGGAACAAGAGTTGCAACTCCTGATCGACTTACATAGAATCGTCCACCAACACAATTAGCACATTGTTCTAGCATTTCAAGACAACTCATATTTTGTTTTGTCTTTTGCATAACTGTTGTTCCGGTAAGACTACGCCCACCAGTCCATTCAGCAAGATCAAGTGCTCTAGTTGCTCTAGCGGAAGCTGCTTCTGAAAAATTACTAGTTGCTAATGCCGGTGCGATTGCTTTGGCAATCTGTGCAAGACCATCGACAAATGTCAATGATACTGTAGGGTAAATACCTTGATTAACTTCGTTGTTCTCTAAATAACCTGTATAAATTGTTGTCGAATTGCCTTGGATTCTTACTTGCATTCCCGCAATTAAAATCCCATACCATGGACTTGATGTGTTGCTTGGATCAAAAGCACCTGACTGATTGTTAAGTACAACATCAGCGGTTCCAGCTTCTAAAAAGTCATTTTGATATTGACGACCTCTACGGATTTCAACAGATAGCAAAAGATCAGCACTGACAGCCGTAAAAGCTCCACCATTACTAAATGAAACTGTAAGTGTAGGTGCATTTGCTGGCATTAGAGCACCGCAAACTGACTGCCACCACGTCGGCGCATAAGAGTTGCAAGACCATTTTTAATACCATTTACAAGATCACCTTGTGAAACAACAGAACCAGCAACATTGACTGTGATGTTTCCACCATTCATAGTTGTGTTCTTAGCAATGTTTCCATGTCCGGCAGACGCTAACAATGAGATCGTTGGACTGGAAATACCAAGTTTTGCTTGCTTGATTTGATTCTTACGGATTGCTTCAAGTGTAATTGGATCAGTCTCTTTAAGTCCTTTTAGTCCAAACTTGTTTCGAAGTTTAAGTAATAATTCACTTGCTTTGGCTGCATCGTCTGTTGCTTTGGCAAGACCGTTTGTTGCTCCAGTCATTCCTTCTATGCCTTTAGTATAATCTGATGCTGATGCAGAAAATCCTTTAGCATTAAACTCAAACTTGCCTAATGAGTCGGCTGCTTTATCTGAATCTTTATTAAACTTATTTGCTGCAACACCAATACCTACCAAAGCAACTCCAAATGCTACTGCTCCGGCTGCGGCTGAGATACCGCCGGTGGCTAATGCGGTTGCAGCTGCAGATGCAAGTGAAACTGTACGAAGTGCTTTCATGACCTTAATAATTGCTTGAATACCTGTTACTAAAGCAGCAACGGCTCCAGCAACTTTAGCTCCAAAGAAAGCAGCAATTATTACAGCTCCAAGAGTTGCAAATACTTTGATATTTCTAGCAACAAAACTAAACATATCGTACATTAACTTTGCAAAAGCAATGCCATATTGAATGGAAGTCTTAAATCCTGCTGCAATTTTATCGCCATTTTCATCTACAAACTTTTGAATTGCAGGAATAGCCTTGTTAATAATAAGATCGGCAAATGACTTAATTTGTGGAATTAACTTATAACCTAAAGATTCAGATGCTTCACCAAATGCAAGTTTAATTCTTTCCATTTGTCCAGCAAATGTATTGGCTGCCGCAGCTGCAGCTCCTTTTGTTTCACCTGAAATCTCACGCATTGCTGCTGCAAAGTCTTTAGATTTAACAGTAGCTGCAGAAATCTGTGGGAATAACTTCTTAAGTGCACCAATGTTTCCGCCATATGCTTTGGCAAGGAGTTTTGATGCCGTATTTAGATCTATATTTTTTGCCGCTGCAATATCCATTGAAGTGCCAAGCAACGCTTGAGCTTTTCCAACATCTCCAGTTACGGCAGCTAATCCGGCAAGAGCAGGTCTAAGTTGGTCATCTGCAATACCAAACTCTGCTTGCATTGCCGTAATATACGCTTCAGTCGATGCAATTGCAGCATCTGTAGCACCAACTGTATTTCTAAGTGAATTTGCAAGAAGTACTTGAGACTTCTGATCTTCCATTGCTGCTTTAACTGCGTCATAGCCAATTTTTGCAGCAAAAGCTCCTGCTGCAATTGCAGCTAAACCGAACTTCTTTGCAGTTCTATTAGCAAAGTCGCCAAACTTCTTTTCCATCTTGCCAATATCTTTGACAGCGGCTTTTGTACCTTTATCAGAGTATTGTGTAAGAATGCGGGCGACTACTGCACCAACTGCCATTTTAGTCTACCTTTCCCGCTGAATTAAGATGATTTTGTAGTTCACGTTTTGCGTCTTCTAAAGCTTTTTCTACTACTTTTTCAATGCGTGGTCTTTCTTTATCTACAACTTTCCAAACAAGACGAGAAGCTTTTCCAAACCAGTTAAGTCTCTCAATAAATGATCCACTTTTTTTATTACGTCCTGAAAGTTCAAATACTTTACCAGCATCAGAAGTATTTAGCAAAGCACCAGCACTACTTGTATAATCTTTACGAGTACGTCGTTGTGCTTTTGAGACAGTAATTCCTGCTTTAATTGTGTTAGTGTCCCAAGCAGGCCAACCAGCACCGCCCCATGTTCGTCCACTTACTGCTGCTGTTGGTCTCCAATTGCGCATTGGAGTATTTGTAGTTCTACTTTGAATGCTATCAACTAAACGATGAGCAGCACCTTCGGCATTATTTAACTCAGTGTTAACTATTTTGTTAAACTTAGCAACAGCTTTCTTGTCAAACTCTTTTAGAGCTTTTAGAGTTGGCTCAATGCCTGTCAAAATAATCCGTGTGTCTTCTTCCACTTATTTACCCTTTGCTCGTTCTTTAAGATAAATAGTAATAGCCTCAAGTATTCCTTCAGGTGCATCTATTAGATCTATGGGTGAAATACCAGTTTCCACCGAGATAGCTGCTACGTTATACGTTAAGCTGTCTCGGTGGATCCGAAAGAATCATCTGAATCCAATTCGGCAGATGCAATTGTGTCTAAGAATTCTGGACCAAATGGTTTTACAATCACGCCATTAGATTGCATGCACTTCCATGCTAACCAATAAACGTGTTCGATCTTTTGTTCTTCACCAAGCAGTTTAGGCATTCCTTTGCCATATTGCTGCTCGAATGCAACAATGACACGAGGAGTTAATTTATAACTAACTTCATTGCCATCAACTGTTTTTACTTTGATTCCAAGACCGTCCATGATTTCCCCCTTGTTAGATTAGGATTTAGTGATTGTACCACTGATTGGCCAAGTTACTGATGCAGTTGCAAGTTCACCAACGGCACCATTTAGTGGTGTCCATTCTGAAACTAGCGCACTAAAACTATATGCAGGTGATGTACCAGCTACTGGACGAACAGTAATTGAAACTGCTGTACCAAGAGTTGGATAAATAACTGCTTCTAAAGCTCCTGCAGCGTAATCTTGATTAAACTCAAGAGCAACACTGTTATCAGCAAGTCCAGCCACACGTGTGCGTGCGGTATTGCCAAAAGCTGTAGTTTCTACAACATCATAAGTAGATCCTAATGTCACAGAAGTAACATAAGATGAA